ACTGTTTGAAAAATACTGCCCACGGGGTAGGCTGCCAAAGCACTGTCCGCAGAAAGCACGCCGTCCGCATCGACCGTCAGACCGCTGCCCACCTTCACGCCGCCCAGCGTGGTGGCGGTGGCAATAGGGAGCTTGATGCCTTTCAGCGCATCGCCAACAGCCTTTGCGTCAGCCGGAGCGCCCTCGACGCTCAGCGTCTTATCGGTGCTCACGATGGCCGCAGCCCTGTCCGCTTCAGCTTTGGCAGAAGCGGCAGAACTTCCCGCGCTCTTTGCGTCTGCGGATGCTGACTGTGCGCTTTTGACTGCGCTGGTGGCGGAGGTCCGGGCGGTGCTTTCGCTCTCTGCAGCTGCTGCGGCCTTTTTCGTCGCGGTGCTGGCTGCTCCGGCAGCGGTTTGAGCGGCTTGCAAAGCAGCCTGCTGCTGGCCTGTCACTTCCTCGGCGTACTGCTTGACGTACTCCATGCCCTGTGCGATGTCCTCACGGACTTCCACGCCGCGCTCAGCCTTACGGATTCCCGCAATGGCTTCATCAAAAGTTTTATCCATAAAACACCTCCTATCTCATTAGCCTGACATGTACCCTTTGAGCGATCGACTCAAATCGTAAGCATCGGACGCTTTGCGTGCACTCAAAGCCTGCAGGTCGCTGATGCTGGAAAACTCAGTGCCAAATGTAAACTCCTTTTTATCCGGCGAATCCAACGGCTCAACAAGCTTGGAACACAGCAACCAGGTATCTACACCATGCGGTGCAGAGAAAATGTGAGTTTGCTTTCCAATTGCAATACGGCTGACATCAATATCAGCGTCTTTCAGATCGACCGCTTTGACTGTCATGCCGTTCAGATAGCGCAGATTTTTGGCAAGTTCTTCCTCTGCCGCATCCAGCAAAGACTGCGGCGTGCTTTCGATGCCTTCAATAAAGATCACTTTTGTGATGATGCCAAAAAGCTTTTGCGCAGCCAGATCGTTTGCGGTTTCTGTGATGGTCTCGCCCCACGAAAAAACAAGCCATGTTATCTTTTTGGCACCTACCGCGATCACCCGCGTGTAGATATCCTCTGCTTTGACGTTGTTGGTCAAATCCAACAAGTTTGTTCCAAAAGCCACCGTCTGGCTGTTTTTATCGGTGATCGCCTGCAGATAGTCCAGATACCGGCGCGGTTTTCCGTCATGATCTTCTGCATGGCGCAGCACCAGATATCCGCCGTACTTTTCAACCAGCTCACTCTGCAAGATGTCCCATGTAATGCCGTAGTTTTTTCCATCGCCAAAGCTGTATGTAGGTTCCTTGACATCAAACAAAAAGCGGGGATCCGTCTTGCCGTTGATAGCAAGGATGTATTTCCCGTTTTGCTCGGTGATTTTAAAAGTCTTGGATTCAGATGCCTGCTCAACGTTATAAATGGAGTACGTGCCAAAATTCTTGTTGCAAGTACCGCAGACGATTTCGGCTTTTTTCACTTCGACCTTTGCAGCGTACGTTTTGCCCTTTACATAGGCTGCAAACAGACGCACGCGGAAATTGTTGCTTCCAATCCGTGAAATAATGCGGCCTTCCGCAATGTGCTCTTCATCGATTTCCCAGCTCAGGCAGGAAGCTTTGTTGATCTCTGTTTCCTCATAGAAAATATTCGTCTTTCCATCCACGGGATCTACAATTCCCCAGTGGTAAATGTAATCTCCATCATTAGAATCGTAACTGTAACCCACCTGCACGACTTTGATGCCGTCGATATAGGGCACGATCATGGGAATGTCCATTTGCACATTGCCGGGAGTAAAAGCTTTGTATGCATCTACCATTCCGTTGTGGTTATCGCAGATCCATTCCAGAAACTGCGAAAAGCTCACATTTTTTGCAGCGTACGGCGCAATTCCGCTGTCATTCAGATACGCAAGCTCCCCTTCGCAGTAGATTTTCTGACGCATCAAAAAATCCTGTTCATGGCTCATGGGACGGCCCTGCCAGATGGAAACGCCGTCCTGTTCCACCTCTACCGTAGTGCGCAGCTTTTGCAGCGCAGAGTGTGCCACATTGCCCAGCGGCATGGTAAACTCAAAAGAGCCAGCTTTACCCACTTCGCGGGTCAGCGTGGGGCTGATGAGCTTTTTCGTGTCGGTAATGTCGCTGATATCGTGGATACAGACCTTAGTTTTCCATGTGTCTACATCCGTCTGCACACCAGCATAAACTTTGTAGCTCATAGGCTTGCCCCCAAATACTTGATACTGATGCTGCAGTCTGCCGATGCAGCAAAAACGAGGGTGCCCACTACGCCATCCGGCATAGTAAGCCCCTCGATATACTGCCAGTCGGTGGACTTGGCCAGAATGCCCACCTCAAAGCCATTGAGAGACACCGCGATGTTTGCGGCGGTCTCGCTGCGCTGGAAGTAGATGCCGGCCGCACGCGGTGCACCGGTGATGGACACCTCTTTGTCCTCGCCCGCCTTGAGCGGGATATTCGTGTAGTTGCGCACGATGTCCGTTTCAAAGTTGAAGTCATCCCACAGCCAGTCGTTGGTGCCGTCGTAGACGCTGCGCTTGAAGGGGTTGCAGGTGCCGGTGATGGTAAAGGCGCTGGAAAGCCGGTCGCGGGATGGTGTGACTTTCCAAAGCCCTTCCCAGTACCACGCCGGGTCTTCATCAAAGCGGCACTGCAGCCACTTGCCATGAATGGCGTTGGCGATGGTGCTTTCGATGCTGGGCCACTTGCTTTTTGGCGCGTTGCACAGCAGTTCCATGGTGATGGTGCGCTTTTTATAGTGCACCTTGCCATCGTCCCATGTGGTCAGGTTCAGCAGTGAATCGGATCCGGTGACCTGCACAAGGTATTCTTCCGGTTCTGCCGCGCCGATTTTAGGGCTGCCTACCTTGAGGTACAGCCCCCAATCTGTCAGGGTGTGAAAATTGCCGATTTTTGCCCCCAGAAGCTTTGCCATTACACACCCCTCGCTTTCCGTTCCACTGTCACGCCGATGCGTGCATCTACGTTGGTCGCCATGCGGGTCGACAGCACACCCACCAGCTCACCGGAGTCCATGACCACCTGACCCTTGCCGATGTCTGGCAGATGCTCGTCCAACATCCCTTCAATGCGTTCCAGGATGCTGGTCTGCCGGTCAACGATGGACTGCTGGCCGGTAACGCGGTACTGCAGGGCTGCGCGGGTGGAGAAGGTTCCCAGACTGTCATACACGCCGGTCTTGTCAAAGGGGCTTTGATAGTGGCTGACGGGCTTCTGGTCGTTCTTTTTGTTCATCCACATAGCAAGTCCGATGCCGCCAGCGACTGCGCCCGCAGCACCCACGCCCAGGATCAGGGCAAGAATAGGATTTGCTGCAACGAAAGACACAATAGTGCCCAGCGCAGACGTGATGCCACCAGCCATGCCGGAAAAGCCCTGCACGATGCTGCCCAGAGTGCCGCCCACGCCGCCGGACTTTGCAAGACCGTCGATGATCTCACCAAAAGCCTTGACCGAATTGGTCACACCGTCGATATCGGATTTTACCCCGCCGTCAGAAAAAAGCTTCTGGAAGATATCAAATGCCTTGCCGATGCCGCCGCTGAAGTAGCCCTCATTGACCGCGGTCAGTGCCTTATTGAGCCAATCAGAGATCACGTCACGCTGCTTCTGCGACACTTCGCCCCAGATCAGATTGACAAAATCCAGCCCAAGACTTGCCCAGTCGCCGTTTTTGGCGTCTTTGAAGGTGTTCTTTACCAGCCCGAAAATGCCCTTATCCAGCTGACCGGAAGCCTCGCTCAGCTGCTGGTCAATGCGGCTCTGGGTGCCCTTCACGCTCTTGTCAATGAGGTTGGAGGTCTCCGTAACCTTGTCTTGAACGCCGTCGATGTAGGTGATGATCTTCTCGTAGGTCTCCGCGCCGTTCTCGCCGACGCGCTGGCCGGTCTCTGTGACGGTCTTCTTGATATGCTCGCTGCCGTCCGCGTACTTCTCCACCGCCTGCTGCACCTTTGTGGTGATGCCGTCAACGGTGGTTTCAGAAATGTTGGTAAAGGTGCCCAGCAGCTTTTTCGACATGTCGTCATAGGTCTTTGTGACCTTTGTGACCGTGCCGTTGACTTTGGTCTCGACCTGCTTAAAGGTCGTGGCGACGCCGTTCACCATCTCCTTGCCGGTCGTGGTGGTGGTCTCGGTGATGCGGTCTTTGATCTTGCCGGAGCTGTCCTTGACCTTCTCGGTAAGGGTCTGGATGCTGGTGGTCACAGCGCCCAGCGCATTCTGCACGGTGGTGGTAGCTGTGCTGGAGATGGACGAAATGACAGTTTCGGTGGTGGACTTGGAGCCGGAGGATCTGGATTTTTTGCCAGCGGAAGAACCAGATGGGCTGGTTGTAATGGAGCTGCCGCCGTTGCCGCTGGCTGCCGCCAGCTCCGCCTGACGCTCCGACCAGCTCTTGTTGCTGATGCCAATGCCATTCAGAGCATTTTGCCGTAAACGGTTTTTGTTGCTCTTCCGGTTATTTGCATCCGCGTACTCTTCGTAGGTATCGAAGTCTGCTGTGGCGGCTTTTCCGAGAAAACGGTTGAGCTTGTAGCTCAGCTGATCCAGCCATGTGGTGGCTTTGCTCGCGAAGTCCTTGAGAGCGTTTTTTGCCGTGTTGATAGGCTCCGTCAGGCCGGTGATCGCGCCTGCGAGACCAATCCAGCCGTCCGTTTTGTAAGCTTCCTGTGCTGCGACGAGCATGTCGTTCAGATTGCCGATTACAACGCCGACTCCGCTGGATAAATCGCCGGTCAGCAATCCCGCCAGCTGGCTCACGTTGTCCTTCAGGGTAGACACGCGGCCATTCATGGTCTGGCTCTGGGTGTCCATGCTGTTATAGTAACGCCCGCCCTCTTCGGAAGCGGCCTGCAGGGCCTGCGTCAGCAGATCATAACTGATGGCCATTTTCTGCACTTCGGCGGTGGACTTGCCTGTGTAGTCGGCCAGAATACCGTACACGTCGATGCCGGCATAAGCAAACTGCTTGATATCGGCCGCTGTAGCCTTGCCGGTGTTAGCGATCTGCTGCAGGTTCTGGGACATGCGGTTCAGCTCGTCGTTGCCGCCGCCGGTCGCAGATACCGCGTCGCCCAGCGCCATGATGGTATTGCGGGCATAGGAAGCGTTCTCGCCTGCAGAGATCAAGTATTGGTTTGCCTTTGTCAGGGACTCGACATCAAACGGGGTTTTTGCCGCATCTTCCTGGATCTGGCTCATGACCTGCTGGGCGGCTTCCGCGCTGCCCAGCATATTGGTAAAGCCAGTGGTGTATTTCTCGATTTGGGCGTTGTACTCGATGCCGGAAGAGATGAACCCCTCTGCGGCACTGAGTGCAGCAGAGCCGAGCTTCGAGAAGACGTTCGCCATGACCGTGCCCTGTGTAATGGCGTTGGCCAGAGATTTGCCGGATGCCTTATCCGTGGAGCTGGCAAAGCCGTCCATGCCGTTGTTTGCAGCTTTCAGCGCGGTCGTGGTTGCCCTGAGCTGTGCTTCTGCCTGTGCCAACATGGTCTTGAGGTTTTTGGTCTCAGAGGATGCTTTGCCGGTCTTGCCCACCGATTCGTTGTAACGTCTGGTCAGTTCCACTACGGCCTTTGCGGCCTTGCTGTACTCTCCTGACAGCGAAGAAACGGTTTTTTTCGTTTCGGATTGTACATTCTGGATGCCCTGCCGGTAGGCGCTGTCGTCCAGCCCGAGGGTGGCGCTCAATTCAAAAAGTTTCAGGTTCCATCACCCCCGTTCAGGCCATTTTTAATGTGTGCTATCACTTCATCAGCGGACGGCTGCGGCGGCTGTGGGCGGTTTTCCACAAGCCCGGCCACCATGTCGTACCACCGCTCTTCCGCGCCTATAAGGTGCGCCAGAGCGTCCGTCATGTACGCCTGATAGCTGAGCGTGATGCGCTCTTGCCGCAAAGCGTTCAGGCAGTGCTGCAAAATGTACGGCCTGCCAAACAGCCGCAGCGCGTCCGGGCTGATGGAAGAAATTAGGCGTCTGTACCCGCCAGCACCAACGGCAGACACCAGAGCAAAAAATCCAGCACATCATCGTTGTTCAGCAGTTCTTTCACCGCGCGCATCTTCTTGAACGGGCCGATTTTTTCAGCCACCCCGTTTTCATCCACGTCCGGCTCATAGAGCAGCGGAAGCAGCTTTGCGGTGGCAGCGGCATTGTCGAACAGCAAGCTTTTTGCCATAGCCTGGATGTTCTTTTTTGCCTGCTCCTTCTTCTTCTGTTCCAGCTCCTCCGGCGTTTCCTCGCCGGTCAGGACCGGCAGAACCTTGCGCAGCTCCATGATCTTGGATTTTTCCAAGACCTCCTCTGCCACATCGGCAATCTGCCAACAGTGGCGCAGAAAATCTTCATCGGACAGCTCTGTCAAAAATTTCATGCGGTGTCCTCCTTATGCTGCGGCCTTGGGGCTGTAGTACCACTCCATAGGCACGGTATCACTGCCCAGACGGGGGCAGCCGGTCAGGGTGACGGAGATGTTGCCCTTGCCCTTGTCGGTCGTCTTCAGGGTCAAACCGCCGGTGGAGAGTGCGTTCATCAGACGGACAGCAACCATACCGCCATCCAGCGTGTCTCCAACCCACCAGATGTCCTTAAAGTCACCGGTGCTGGCGGTGGGGTCGAGAGTCATGCGGGGCGTGACCTTCTTGTCACTCACATCCGCAGCGCCCAACGCCAGCTTGATGACGTCAGTGGTTGCATTCAGGGCCGTAAAGGCCAACGTGCAGTCGTAGTCCTCGATCTGCATCAGCTCTGCGGTGTTCTTCTGGGCGTTGTCCACATCCGCGCCCAGATCGGTGAAGTTTGCCTTGCAGGTCGCGGTGATGCCGCCGGTCGTGGCAGTGATAATGTCTGCGTCCTGAACTTCGGTTTCGCCGGTTACATCAAACTTGTTGACCACGATGCCTGCGTTGAACTGCATGGATTCGAACGCTTTCTGCGAAATTTTGGAAAATTTTCTTGCCATATTGCTCCTTTACTCACGGTATAAACCGTGTGAGTTCAAAATTGAGGTATTCGCACAAATAGCCCTCGGGAGGGTTGTCGAGGGGCTGTGCCCATGGGGTGCCTTTTTGCAAAAGAATAGCGCCGCCCTCACAGGAAAGCGTTGTGCTGTCCTCGAGGGCCGCGCTGATCGTATCCTCGGTTTGCAGGATGGGGGCTCTGCCGCCCTTACTGGGGTACCACAGCCGGGCGTGGAAGGATGTCGTTTCGTTCCACCCGCCGGGGATAGTGGGCTTGTAGGTCAGATAGGGCAGTGAAGCGGCAGGAGGGATGCTATCTTCCAGATAACCCGGGATGCCAAAGCCGTTAAAAAACGTGTTCAGCGCCCGGTTGATGCTCTCAGACGGCCCCATTACGGCAGCACCGCCTTTTTGCACTTGACGGCTCGCAGTCCCATGCCGGATTCCGGCGGGGCCTTGGCTTCGTCTGCTGCGCTGGTGATCTGGAAGGTCTGCCCGTCGCTCACCCGCTTGATGTAGTCCGGGAAGGCCAGCGGAACGCCGGTGTTGACCAGCAGGGTATAGGTGGATGCCGTGTCGGCCTGCTCTGCCACCTGAGCTTCCACGGTGGTGTCGTGGCGCTCCACGGCCTCAAACTCCGGGCCGTCCTGCCAACCGGAAACAAAGCCGCCCACGCCGTCCGGCTCATAGCTGCGGGTCTGAAAACGGTATTTTTGGGTAAAGCTCTGCATCACGGTGGATGCAGTGAACGAATTGACCATGTCACATCTTCCTCCACTGATTGATCTCGGATTTATAGCGGGTCTTGCCGTCAGCGGGCAGGCCGTCCGTGCCTGTAGCCATCGTGCCGGACCACCCGGCAAAAGACTGGGACACATACACGCCTCCGGCCGGAAGCGCCTTGTCGTATGCGTCGATTTTTTCAGCCAGCGCCACAAAGGCAGGCGGCACACGCATAGGCTGCACCGTCCCGGTGAAAGTCTCGGCGGTGAGGTCACCATCCCCGGCCTTATGCACGCCGTCATTGAAGATGGATCCGCACACGAGAAAATACTGCCCCGGCACTACCCCGGCGGGCACGGTATCCGGCTCAAAGGCGAACTCCCCAGCAATGGGATCGTCCGCCCGGTCAAAGAAATTGTGCGTGTAGACGCACAGCTCCGGTACAGTCATGGGGCGTCCTCCTTACAAAGGGGCGATTACTCGCCCGGGGTAATGGTCTCGACAGCGATACCGTCCAGATACTCAGCAAACAGGGTCACGCCCATAATGGCGTAGCTCTCGGAGGTTGCGGTGCTGTAGTTTGCCTGAGTGTGAAAGCCGATGAGGTTGCTTGCCTCGCCTGCGGTCCGGTAGACCAGACCTGCGCGGGCAAACTCGCTATCCGCAGGATCCACATAGTACATGACGATGTTGTCTACCGGGGTGGCAATAACCTTTCCCTTCGCAATCTCACTGTCGGACAGCAGGAAGATGGTGTTGTAGCCCATGAAGTCCTTGATATACTGGAAGCCGAACTGGTTCTGCACGGTGATATTGGCATTGCCCAGATAGTCGTACACGTCCATCACGTTGACAAAGCCAACAACGCCGGTCACGGTGCGATGCATGGTCTTGAACTTGTTCTCGACCGCGCCCTTGGCATGTGCCAGCGCCATCTGGAAGGTCTTGGGAGTGCCCTTCAGGGTGCCGGTGTTCAGGAACTTGTAGAACTTATCCGTTACCAGAGCGGTCAGGTCGTACAGGAACTCATCATCGGTCTTCTGCACGGCGACATCGTAGCCGTAATTCTGGATCGCCTCAAGGGTGACAGACTTGCCGTACTTGTCGATGGTGATCTTGCCGTACTCCTTCTCCTTGACGGTGTACTTGCTGAACGGGATCTCTTCGCCCTCGCCCACGGTGCCGCTCTGCAGGGTGCCCTGTGCATACTTGCTCTTGAGCACGGTGCCAGGCTGCATCCGGATAGGGCGCATGATGCCCAGAATGGTGCGCAGATGGTCCCAGTTGCGCTGGAAACGGGTCACAAAGTCGATTTCACGCGCGGCTACGGTGATATCGGTGGTCATGGTGATATTTTCTTTTGCTGCCATGTATTAGTCCTTTCCGCCGCCTGTAAACAGGTCGGCATTTGCAGCAATCGCAGCCTGGCGTTCGCCAGCGTCCTTGATTGCAAAAATTTGGTCTTTGGTCATTTTGGAGCCGGTGTTGGTGGGCGGGGTGTCCACCTTCGCGCCGGTGGTGGTCGTAGTGCCTACGAAGTCGCTCCAATCAGCTTTCAGGCTGTCGGTGTGCTTCTTGGCGTCCTTGACCTCGCCTTTATCGTCCAGCTCCAGCTTGTCGATATCCTCGCCAGACAGCCGCACGACCCGATCTGCATACTTGTCCAGCACCCCGGCGGACTTCAGCAGCTCCCGGAACTTGGCTTCCTTGGCTGCGTGGGTGTCCTTCTTGGTCTGCTGGGCCTTGTAGTCGGTCAGTGCCTGTTCAGCGGCCTGCTTGCCGCCGTTGGCTGCGTCCCGGTCCTTTTCGGCCTGTGTGCGGGCTGCTTTTTCTTCATCCAGCTGGTTTCTGAGTCCGTCCGTCTCCTTGTGCAGGGCGTCCAGAATGGCTTCGACCTTGTCATCGTTGGAGGTTTCGGGGTTCTCCAGAATCGTGCGGATGTCAGCTCTTTTGAGTGCCATGTAATAGTCCTTTCTGCCCTTGCTCGGGCTGCCATGCTTGGCAATAAGTTATTTGCCGGACGTGCTGCCGGTGTGGTGCCGCCTGCGGGGCTTGAACCCACGGCCCCCGGATTACAAATCCGGCGCTCTGCCAGCCTGAGCTAAAGCGGCATAAAAAAGCGGCTGACGCTGTGCGCCAACCGCTGAGTATTAAATTTTACGGCCTTGTTTCCACACTGGGCAGGATGTCGGTGTGGAAATAGAGCTTGTAGTGGTAGGGGTCGGTATGGGTGCCGGTGATGTCCTCCACCACATACATGGTGTAGTCGTTCAGGTAGATGTAATTCTTGCGGTAGGTGTCCGGGCCGATTTTTACAGTGCAGACCAGCTCGTTGTTCGAGTTGTTGGAAATGGACATATAGCCCTCGGCCTCCATGATGACCTTGTCCGTGCGGGCGTTGTAGACGGTGATCTTGCGTTCGCTCTCAAAATAGTCGGCCTGCTTTGAGATGTTGGCGTTCGCCTTGTCTGCCTCAGAGCAGCCGCACAGAAGCAACACTGCCAAAAGCGTAATTGCTGCAAAAAACTTTTTCATGTTTATTCTCCTTTGCGAAAATCCAAGCATTCTTTGATAACAGCTACCTCTTCTTTGCTGAATATCGGCTTATCCGCGTCAACCGATACCGTTATCTCAACCTTTGCTTTACCCTCGCCATAAACCAAATCGCAAAGGGCTTGCAAGTTTTTAGTGGCTTCTTTTCCTTCCTCTAAAAACTTTTTCCTCAGCACTTCTTTTTCTCCGCAGCTCTCGATTGTTAAGAGCTTCTTTTTGGTTTCCTCAATATCTTTTTCTGCCTGTTCTGCAATAGCAAGTCCTCTTTCTTTGAGAAAACAATGCATTGTGAGCAAATCTTCAAGTTTCTCTTTTTCTGTCATGTTATTCTCCCTTCTCCGCTTCTTCCACCGCAATCTCTCGCAGCTCGTCAATGTGATCTTCCACCGCCGGGCGCAGGAACAGACGGGGAGCCATGCCCCGGGTAAAGTGCCACTTGCCGTTGAAGTCCTTCCAGACCCACGGCGTTTTGCGTCCGTTGCCCTTCTCGGCAAAGATGCCAGTGCCAAGCTCCACATAGACGCTGTAAAACAGATTGCTGCCGATGGTCACGGTCTTTTTTGCGAGGTCGAGGACGTAGGTCAGGCTCTGCTTGAGCGCGCCGCCCACATATCCCTCAATGCCCGTGCTGTCTGCCGTGCCTGTGGGCACAAGCAGCTGGGCGTAGTCCTGCACCTTCATGCCCCATAGGGTCAGCACTCGCTCCGCCCACGAGTCCAGCGCCTCATGCAGCTGCGGGGTGTTGTCGGTGAATTTGATGTTGTATTCAAATTTCATCGGCATCTTCCCTTTCTTTCTCCTGCTCTGCCCAACGTCAAGACATTCATTTCCTGAATCCTTCCATTGTCCTAATAATGCGTTTGTGTGCTCCATGCGGCTTTGCGCCATTTCCGTAGGAAGGCCGCGCGTGTTTTGGCTTAATGTAACCACACGGGGGCTTAAAATCACGGCAAAAGTTCAAGAAAAAGTCATCGTTGATTACGACAATCCCAAACTTCTTATTTTTCATGCTTTGCAACCATCCTCTTTCTCTTGCGTTCAAAATAAGTTTTCGGCCAATCGGGCCGGTTCGTTGCCTTTTCAGCCTTCCTGACCGCTTCGGCGAAATTTTTAGCGGTTCCGCCGGCATTGTAAAATGCCTTTGCAAGCTTCTCAAAACTTTCTGCAGAATTCATTTTTTTGCCCTCTTCCTTTTTCGCTCTTCTGCCCACCACATTTGCTCTTTTTCCTTGCCGCCCTTGGATTTATACCACTCGGTGTAATCCATGACGGGGGTGGTTTCTTTGGTCACATTGTCCCGCTGCATGGCGTTCTGCCGGGGATACTTGCCCAGCGCAGAGGACAGCACACAGCGGCAGTGGTAGACCATCTCCGGGGCGGCGTTGGGGTCGCCGGGGCGCTGAATCTCATAGCCCATGACCTTGAACGGCTCGTCAAGCTCTGCCGTCTGCTGGTCTAGCAGGCGGTGCATTTCACGGGTGCGGTAGTCGTGGGCGGAGTTCCACCGCTTTTTGACCTCGATGCCCAAAGCTTGAGCGTTGCGCATCTGCTGCAAAGCCCCGGCGTTCTGGGCGCTGGTAAGGGCTGTGATGGCGTTGCTCATGGCCCAGTGGATCTCTGTATCAGCCATCCCGTTTACGGCCTGCACGGCGATGTCGTGGACGCTCTTGCCCTGCACGATGCCCTGCATGACGTAGCGGTTGAACACCCGGGCGTCATAGGTGCGGTTGCTCTCGCTCTTGATGCGCTTGTTGGGCACCAGCTTGGGGTTTTCCTTCAGCAGCAGCTTGACCGCTTCGGTATTGTACAGGGTCAGCCCGAACGTCACGCCTGCGGCCTGTTCTAACTCGTAGAAAGCCCAGTTTGCGCCAAAGGAAAAGATGTTGTATTGCTCGTCCCGGGCCAGCTTGTAGGCCGTCTGCTGGGCTGTGGTGCAGGTCTGCGTGATGCCGTCCAGCTTCTGGCGCATCAAATCGGACTGAAAAACCTGATTTTGCAGCCAGATGCGGTAATCCTCTTCGGTGATCTCGCCTGCATCCAGCTGCGCCCGCTTGCGTTCATCCAGTGCTTTGTACTTGGCTAAAAACTCGGTGATCTGCTCCTGCATCTCCCGGCGGGCAGTGCCGTACACCCGGAGGATACGGCGGCGCAGGCGGTTCAGCTGGCGGGTAGAGATACGGTCACGGTCAGTCATAAGTGCATCACAAGCTTTGCAACGTTAATGATAAACGAGCTTACCCCGCAGCCGAAGAAAAAGCCAAAAACTGCGGCGCAAATATCACGCTTCATCTGTTCCATCTTCATCTTCGTCCTCCTCGTCTACGGTCTCCCGTGTTGCGCTCTCGGCCATCAGCGCAGCCTTGGCCTGCTCCTTTTGTTCCGGGGTCAGGTTGGGCAGCAGGTCAATGGCCATGTCCTGCCCGATGATGGCGGCCTCGGAAATCACCATGCTGACCTGTTCGGCCGTGTTTGTGATCTTGCTGCGGTTGAATGTCGGCATAGCGTTGTCAAAGCCAGCCAGTGCGCAGATCTGCCGGATGAACGGCTTGACCTGCGCCTCAAAGTCGTCCGCGTTCTGGTTCATCGGTTCATAGGCTGCATCCAGATGGTCGTTGGTGCTGTCCGCGCTCACGCAATGCACGTCCAGACCGCCGAAGTCCTCATACACCCGGGTGTGGAGCAGCTCCAAAAGAGCCTGCCGTGCCGTCACAGGAATCTCGGTGGTGTAGGGGGTGATCTTGCCGCCCTCGCTGGTGTCTGCGCCTGCAATGTGGTACAGATTCAGCTTGACAAGGAACTCCTGCAGCTCGTCATCGGTCATGCCGTTGAAGTTCTCACACAGCCAGTAGATCTGCGAAAAGTCCTGCAAGTCATTGCAGAAGCCGGACATCACCAGATCGGTGTTGTCAATGTAGGCTTTCAGCCCCACAAGGGTGCTCTGGTGTAGGTCGGAGCCCCACAGCGGCACAATGGGAAGAGCGCTGTAGTTTTCGCCCTCTACGCTTTCCAGCCCGCCGCCGGGTGTGGTGACGGTCACGCTCTTATATGCCTGCTTCGGCACGGTCTCCTGCATCGTGCTGCCGATTTTGCTTTCCGTGTACTCGGTAAAGCCGTCCAGCTCGTACAGGATATAGTGCATATCCGTGTCCGGGTTTAGCCGCCAGAAGCGCACGCCCGCCTTCAAAAGTCCCGTCTTTTCATCGTACAGGGGTGCAAACTCGGTCAATTTGAAAACCACCAGATGGTCGTTGTTCCAGAAGCCAAAGCTCTCGCCGTGAATCAGGGCGAAATATCCGGCCTTCTGGATCTGCTCGTCAAAGTTCTGCCCAAGCTTTCCCTTGTCCACGCCATCGTCCGCAAAGACCACGCCGCTGCCGAGGGAGTAGGTCGCCCGCTGCTTGTTGAGCCGCCGGAAAAGATTGCTCTTGACCATATCGGGGTGTGGGGTGTCCTGCTTGGTGTTTTTGGACAGGCGTTTCAGCATCAAAGCGTAAGCCTGCGCGAAGCGTTCAGCCCCTGGGTTTTTCTGGGCATCGTACAGGTCGGCGTCCAGAGCCATCTTGTAGGGCCTGGAAGCGCAGTGCTGCTGCACGAACCGCCGGATAAAATCAGGCTGTTCCCCGGCGGCTTGCGCCTGCTGAAAAGTCTGGAATGTGTATACAGTGCTCAAAATCAATCCCTCAGTTTTACAAGGCGCTTTGTGCGCACGAAATAGCGGATAGCGTCCATGCAGTGGTCGTTGACCTTTAGCACGGTGTCGTCTTTATCCGGGTCCCAAGCGTACACGCCGAGCTCTTCCAGCGTGTGCTTGCAGTCTTTGTAGATTTTCAGCCGTCCGGTCTGCAGCATGGTCTGCACGTCTAGAATGCCGCTCAGGACGTCGTTGTTTGCGGGGGTCTGGGTAAAGCCATTCTTGCGCAGCTCTGTAATCAGGGGCAGGGCAGAGGGGTCCACGATGATCCTCTCCGGCTTGAGGCCATCCAGCCACGCCTTGAGGTCTGCAACATACTCGCCCACGGTCTTTTGCCGCTTCTGTTCGCGGCCGCTGTAGTAGTACTCCCGGGTGACGATCCAGCAGTCTGCATCTGCCTGCTTCTGGAACAGCAGAAAGGTCGTTGCGTTCTGGGTGCCGAAGTCGCAAGCCACATAAGCGCTCTTTGGAGACAGCGCCGGAAGCGCGTCAATAACGTGCTTCTTGCGGTCGAACATGTCATAAACAAGACCCTCCGCCACGGTCCACAGGCCCAGAATGTAGCGCTGATAGAAAACGCCGCTGTACTGACTGCGGTATCTGGCCTTGATGTCCTCGGAAAGTGACAGGTTGTCGTCCATCGTGAAATGGAGATACATCATCTTGCGGGAGCGGCATTTCCGCACCCACTCGAGATAAAACCAGTGCTGTGGGCTGCCCGGGTTGCAGTTGAACCAGAACTTCGACCCGGTGACAGAGCAACGGGCTGTGGCCTGATTGACAAAGCTTTGTGGCATCAGGGCCACCTCGTCAAAAAATGCTCCGGCCAGAGTGATGCCCTGTATCAGGTCTTGGCTGCTTTCGTCCTTGCCGCCGAAAAAATAAAATTCGTTTGCTTTGCCGCCCTTGCTGACGGTCATGCAGTTTTCTGCCCGGTGCTCCTTGACGTTGTAGCCACGGGCTGCAAGCTGCTGCTTGAGTGTGCCAAGCACGTTGCGCCGGAAGCTGGCAATGGTCTTGCCGCACATGGCAAACTGCTGCCCGCTGTAGCAGGTCATGGCCCACTGGACGAACGAAAAGCTCATGGCAAAGGTCTTGCCCGAGCGGATAGCGCCATCGGCAATGATGCCGTTGTAACCGCTGTATGTGCTCTGCGGTGTCCACCAGCAAAGAACCATCTTTTGCCGCTGGCTGAGGGCTTTCCAGCGAAAGCCGTTACTTTTCCGCATGGTCGTCCTCTTCCTCCGGCAGCATGTCCACATCATCCGGCGGGCTGATGTCTGCGGCGGCGCTCAGAGCCTCAAGCAGGCCATCGTCCGGGACTTCTATGCTATTCTGGTCTCCCAGCATGGCAAACTTGTCCACGATGGTGCCAAACGCCGTGGACAGCTGCGGCAGCGTTGCCTCTGCAATCTTGTCAGGGTCTGCCATCGCCTGAAGGTACAGACCGAGAAGATCCTGTGCTTCCTCGCGCTTGCTGCCTAAGTAGGAAAGCATGTCCTGCGTGTTCTGCTCTTTTTTTAAGGCGCACAAATCCGCGCACTTGGGATTATCTTTCACAATTTTCCGCACAGTGCTTTCTGCCACGTCGTTCAGCTTTGCAGTTTTGGCGTAGCTCTGCAGCTGCACATAGTCAGCAACGATCTTCTTTTTTTGCCTATCTGTCAGCCGCTTTGCGCTCACCGCCACCACCTCTCTAAACCCATGCAAAAGAAAAACCGCCCGGAAATCCGAACGGTCAAAATATCAAAATAAGCAGCACCCGTGCATTCAGTGTGTTGGACATGCGTCAAACGGTGGGCGCTGCTGCATCCGGAACTTTCGCGGCCGGATGCCCCGCTATTGCGCGGCCCCCTCATAGGGCACGCAAGCACTCCCGGCAGGGCTCGAACCTGCAACATGCGGTTTTGGAGACCGCTGCTCTACCGCTTGAGCTACCGGAGTATAAAAGCCGCCCTTGGAATCGAACCAGCCGTGTCTACACACACGCGCCGCGCTCCAAATTGCGCTCAGGCGGCCATATAAAAACAGCTCCGGTTCGCCGCCGGGGCTGTTGGTTGGCGCACATCCTGTCAGGAAAGCTACACCTTGGCAAGGATTCTAAGGCCTTTTCTTGGCACGGGAGGTTGCACGTGCGGCCTTGCGGGTTGTCTAGTCCATGCGCCATACGGTGCGATACGGCGGAATCGAACCGCCTCCTGTCTCTCATGAGCGGCAGGCTGCCTTTGTGTCAGTGTATCGCATAGAAGCAGCCCGCGAAACGTGAAGAGAGAGCAAAGCCCGGTACCTGCAAGCAGAAAAGGAGGAAAATGCCAAGAAGGGACACGTTTCGGAGGCTGCGTGGCAAGCGGCTACCGCTTAGCGCTGAACCGCTTATTAGAATTTTACATCCAAGCTTGCAGACTTGAAAAGAGCTGACCCCTTCCAAAATCACGCTGTGTTTTCTTGTGCATGTTGTACACTTTGTACGTCAGAAAACTCGTCCCATATCTCGGCCAGGGCCATACATCCGCGTTTGATTCGCCGGTAGACCACATCTGCCCCGCACACGCCGACTTCTTTTGCGATTTCCTTGTGAGATTTTCCTATGACATAGTGCTCGCAAATCGCTTCGGCGCATTCCGGCTCGGCCATCAGGCAGTATGCCCGCCGGGTGGCCTCAACACGCAAATTGCACAGGTCCGTCTCCATCCTCTGAAGCTGTCGTCGTTCGGTGTCCAGCCGCTCTACAGCGAAGCCCACCTTGTCCCCATTGCTACCACCCGCAGGCATCCCGCTCAGGCTCTGGGTGCATTTTTCTGCCACGTCCCGGATGCGCTGTATTTTTTGCTTTTGGACTTCGATAGCCGCCGCAAGGTCCCGGCACTGCTGGAACCACGCTTTGACGGTACGGTAGTCCGGCAGTTCCGGCCCGTTAGTGTCAGGTGTCCAGGTTTGGATCATGTTATCAACCTCCCAGCATCGGGTCAGGGCATTCCCAATAATAGTCATCATATTGAATTTCTCGGTCAATTGTTGTTTCTCCGTCGACAACTTCGATTTCCTGATTAAACTCCATCCCGCACTCATACCCGTAAAACCTGAAATCGAGACCATACTTTTTTGACAATTCTTCATACGGTTCAGATTCTAGTGCCCAGGCGGCTTTTACGGGTAAGACGATAATGTCTTTCCCATCTTTTGCTCCAAAAGAGAAATCATTTTCATACTTCTTGACAAAATTTCGTCTGGTTCCTGCGATATAGGCATCTCGCTTTACAACAATATGAAGTTCGTCAAGCTCTGCATCATAGGCAATGGATACGCCGTTTACGTCCTTCTTGAAAATAAGAGCTTCGTAAAGAGGTTTTCCCTTTTCAACGTCTGGTTCCATTACTGCGACACATTCGGAAATCCACTTCATAATGTTTTCTTTCTTGCCACGGACTTTAAGTTTGCCTTCACACCAGTTCGGCATGATTCATTCCTCCATTTCTTCGATCCAGATTTCTGCTCTGGGGTTTTTCTTGTCGTAATCCACCCGGCTGCCATCGTGGGCAGCCACGATCTGGCTGTTGTCGTCTGCCAGCACCTTGGCCTTTACCAGAATGTCACAGGTGGCCTCGATGAGGTTTGCCAGATCGACCCGGCGGGCGGTCTTCATGTAGTACACGCACCTCACGTTCACACGGGCAGAAATGGGGCTGCGCGGCCTTTTTATTTGCCGCAGGCAGTCCGTCTCATAATCCACGTAAGCCTTGCTAGGGGCCACAAAGCGCCCGCCTGAGCGGCTTTTGAGGATGCGGGCAGAGTTTTTCTTGGTGCGGGGGTCACCGTAAAGGGTCAAGTGCATTTCTTTCGCTCCTCGCTGTTCCACTGCTTGAGTGTTGGTGCGTAATGCCCGCACATCAAACAACAAAGTTCAGTCCCCGGGTCCGACAGCACTGTGAGTTTCGGATTAACTGACTTGATTTTCTTTCCACATGCAATAAATCTACTCCCGCACTTTGGGCAAGGAAGAACAGTGTATGATTTTTTTATCATTCCTCGTCCTCCATCAAATCGTCCATGCTCAACTGACCGCTGATGTTGTCGTCCTCCATCCACCAGCGAAAAACGTCCATGCCAGTTTGCCAGTCATCGGTCGCAGAGTGCTTTTTCCCACGCCTAGCTGCTCGTACCTTCCTTTCTTCCAGCATCCTATCGAATGCGGAAATATAGAGCTTTTCATACTGCGGCCAGCGCATAAACTCACGCTGTCTGCTCCCTATACCAGCCATTGGACAGCCGATGCAGCCAACACGTTTTTGCCCTTCGCAGTAAAGCGGATTTATGGGTAAGTGTTCGCTGTGCGTGTAGCTCCACACATCATCGTCAGACCAATCCACAATAGGGTTGACGGTCATTTTGCCCTTGAGGTTGCAGGTCTCGAACAGTTGCCTTTTCTCGTCATTGTCACACATCATCGTAATTCGTTTTTCTTTATTTCGATGATTAAACTCCATTATTCCGCGATTTTTCTTCCTCGAATTAGATTCCGTCCATCGTACTCCGGTTGCTATAAACCTGTCTTTCCCCGCCGTTTCTTTCAATATGGAGCAGCAATATCGCATAAGTCGTGTAGGCGGAATCAGCATTTGCGGAATCAGCGTCCACATGGACACTGGCTTGTCCTTGTATCGGGGCATAACAATGGAGCATTTGATTCCACGCTCTTCCATCGCCTTGAACTGCTCACGGATGAAATAGACCGTCTCCGGCGCATCTGCGGTGGTATGGCTGTTGACCACCTCGAAGTCGATTCCTGCACGTTCAGCCAGAGCCACAAGCACCTGTGAATCCTTGCCGCCAGAGTATGTGACCATGAGCGGTTTCTTGTACCGATGCTCGGATAGCCGTGCAGCGTCCTGCAACCGTGCGATAGCAAGTTTCTCCTTATCCATCAGCTCCACCTTTCTCTCAGCTCTTTTTCGACCTGCTCCGACTTTGCAGTGATGTAATCTGCAAACTCGTCAGGGGTCATGTCCTCTTCTTTGAACTTGCCGACCATCTCCCAGTACCTGTCACCGATACGGATGATTTTCTGCACCTGTTCATCGGTCAGGTCTGCATCGCACCGAAGATTCTGAATCAGTGCGCCCCATGTGGTAGCAATACCATCCAGAGCCATGCGAAAGCCGTACAACTGGTTCTGTCGTGCGATTTTGCGGAGGTTGGTCGGCTTGACCTGCTTGCCGCACAGAGGGCAGTTTCCGAATTTATTCATCTGACTACTCCTTGTTTTAGACAAGTTCAAACGTGACTTTTAGCGTTCTATTGCCACGAACTCCCCATGCCTTTTGAATTTTGCTCTTATCGTCACGATCCATTTCTATAATGAAATGGTTCACGACCGCTTCGATTGCTCCGTCAGTCACATCCGATTTGTTTTTCCACATCTGCGAACCATCTTTTCCAAGTGGTGTTATTTTTCCGGCATAGATTTCCCCAAATATCCCACATTCAACATAATATTCAGCCATTTTTATTCTCCTTTCAGCCAGTCGTTCAGCTTTGCCATGCAAGAGGGGCAAAGGACAACGGTTTCATCTCTTATCGAGTAAATCCCTTTATCATCTCCAGCAAGGCACTTTACAATAGAATTGCTTTCAAATTGGTCAAGTTCGTCATCAAACGGTGTCATGTATTTCACATCGTTGGAAAGCGGAAACGTTTCACCGCACCTATCGCAAACCATTGTCATTTTCACCATAACTCCCAACTAGCCTTGAGTTCTTTTCCGATTTCAACAGAAAGTTTCTTGATGATGATTCTTGCGTGTTCATACTGAGCTTTTACACCGTATGAATAATCTGTGGCAACCTTCTTCTGGCTTTCATTGCTTCTCATTTTCTTTCTAAGGTTTTCTTCGTTCTTCATAAGAAGTTCGCTTTGGTACAGCCCAAGAAGCCTTACCAATTCTTGTTTTTCATGCAGTTGCATTTTCTTTCTCCAATCTCTTTAGCAGCCCATCCACGTCATACCGCCAATGGACACGCAGCCTTTTTGCTTTGATCTCTATCCCCTCTTGCTCTGCCCATTGCCAAGGGATGCTCTTCCGGCTCTCGTTGTAACGGAACGCTAGAACCTTGCTGGCAGGGATTGCAAAGGTGCGGTTGACCGCCCTGTAATTGACTATCACATGAGCGGTCTGACCGCCATACCCCATTGCTTCCACCATATCAGTGATGTGCTTTTCCTTACGGTATTTGCACTTTGCCTTGTCGTACTTGCCGAACACCTTTTCCAGAGGGATAGAAGGCGTTTCAATAGTTTTCAGCTCGAACAGGTGGTTCATCGGGTATCGGTATACAAGGAAGTCGCAGATGTTGTCGATGGAAAACGACAGGCTCTCGTTGCCGCCGTAGTAGGTGGCAGCACTGTCTTTTAGGCGGTAGCACCACGCATCGGACGGGACGGATGCTTTGAAGTCTGCTTCAAACTGCTTGCCGGTGTTCATTCGTTGTCTCCCGGAATTTTAGGAATCAGCATCCAGAACTTGACTGTTTTTCTATTGCCAACCCACTTTCCGTTTGAAAACTTGCTTTTTCCAATCAGATTTTTCCATTTCAAAAGATCGTAAACAGCAAGATAAATTCCATCTTCTTTCGGTTGTTTGTCCTTTACACTTGTCCACGCAGTTGATGGAGCGTTTTCAAGCTGTTCGGCAAGTGCCAAAACAAGGTCAGCAGCGCCGTCAAGGGCAACTCCTTTATCGTATTCAGAGTAAATCCCGCTGTTCATAAGCGTTTTAGCTTCGGCTTTTTTACCGTTCCCGCTTTTCTTCCACGCTTCAATAAACGGCTCTACGTCAACAAGTCTCATCCTCGTTCACCTCTAAATTCACTTCCGAGAAACCGTTTCTTGCCTTTTTCCCGGTGCTTGTCCTCATAATCGCGGTGGTACACGCTCTGGCTGTGGTTCAGCTCATACACGAACGCCTTGCGTTCCTCGAAGTCTTTCTTCTCTGCCTTGTACTTCTCGCAAGTGTCGTGGCAGATCGGGTGCCGGTCGGGGCAGTCTTTGCAGGGTTCAAAAATTATCATCTCTCAATCTCCTTCCTTGTCAGTTCGCTTGCCCGCAGCCTTGCAGCTTCACGGGGGGCAGTGGTGATATCGACCTGCGCCTGCTTCAAAAACTCGGCGCGGCGGTATGTAAGATCTGGCATTTCAGCCAGCTCTGCCAGCCCTCCAACGCTCCCGGCATAGGATTTTGCCGCCGGGGGGAGTTGGTCATACAGGGCTTTCAGCTCTTTCTGTCCGTCACTACGCAGCATCCCGCCCTTTTCGTCAATGCCGGTCACCATCGGGAACTTGCGCCAGCTCAAAAATGTCTGTGCCTTGCGTGCCGCTACAGCCAGAGCTTCCCATTCAGCGGACGGGTCAAGGCACTGGGAAAGCTGCTTGAAGATGTCGGCCACCGTTACCGGATAAACGCATACCCGGTTTGCCGCCAGAAAAGCCCGCTTGACAGTATCGCCGTCATAGTCGCCAAACTGGTACGTCCACACATCGATGGTGGTCTGCATCTCCTCATCGGTCAGAGGCTTGGAACCCAGCTTGTACAACACAAAATTCATGCGGATCAGCTTTGCCACGTCTTCCCGCGTCATGTCTCAAACCCTCTTTCTCTGTCCATCTTCGCCAGCACCCGGGCAAGTTGGTCGTCTACGGTTTCGGTTGGCTGCTTGCCCCTCGGTCTGGCTTGTCGGCTTTGTTCGTTGGCTTCCACATCCCCCGGCGTGCGCAGGCCGTCTCGTTTCCATCCGGACAATATGCCGTTGATGTAGCTCCACGAGCGCTTTCCGGCTTCTGTGGCCTTGTCAATCGCCAGCAGGATCATCTCTGTGCTGTACTCCTGCCGCCACTTCTGCAGCTTGTCCAGTGCAGAGCGTGGGAAGTCCCCAACGGCCTGCTGATAATGCTGGACGATCTTGGAAAGTTCTACGTCAACGGCGGCGGCGCTATTATATATATCCCCGTTAGGGGATATAACAGTTCCAGTTCCAGTTCCAGTTCCAGTAACAGTTCCAGTTCCAGTAACAGTTCCAGTTCCAGTTCCAGTAACAGTATCATTATAGTTATCACTTGCTTGCACTTGGTAGCATGCGCTAGCATTTGCTGAACTTGCTTTCATTTGAGCAGCACGGGCTTTTCCGGCTTCTCGGCGCTTTTGCTTGACGTTCTCGTACTTTTCTGCAGCCGAATCCACGCCATTGCACATGAACCGGAAATTTCCGCGCATTCCACGATCGGAAAATGTTGGTTTTTCGCCTGTTCGGACGTACTTTGCCAAAGCCCGCATTAGCTGTCCTACTTCGGCATCCGTGTACTCTTCCAGCGCGTCGAACCAATCCAGATACGCGACAAACGACTTTTTTTCTTCTTTTCCCACTTGCTCACCTCCTTTGCACGCCCGTATAGCCAGATAGCACAGCTTGCAAGATCAGAACGGCAGATCATCCGCGTCATCGTTGATGGGGTCATACTCGGCAGAAGGGGCCGCTTCCGGAGCACTGGTGCTGTGCGGTGCGTAATCCGCAAGCGTTTCACCGCGGTACATCTGCGCACCCTGCAAGTCTTCCGGTTCTGCTGCCGGTTCTGATGCCGGTTCTGCAGGTTCCAGCGGCGGACCGGACTGTGCCATCAGGTCGATCATCTGCTGCAGCCAGCGGAATGTCACCAGCCCGCCGGGCTGAACATCATCCGCGTCCACGTCGTAATAGATCTTGCCGTTATACTCCCGCTCTTTCAGCTTTTGAGCAAAAACTGTGACCTGATCGCCTTTCTGCAGCATGCCGTCCCACTGGTCAATGCCGTGCCAGAGGTTAACACCCACAAAGAAGCTCTGCCATTTGCCGGATTCATCCTGTGTGCGGCTGGCTTTCAGGTCGAATTTCAGCACCCGCTTCTGCCCGGCATCCCGGAGCACCGGGTCTTTGGCGATCTCGCCGTGCAGCATGATGCCGTTCTTGGTCTGGACGATCATGCATCATCACCGCCAAACGGATCATCGGCGTTTTCCTCTGCAGAGGGTGCGTCCGGGGCAGGGATCAGGGTGCCTGCAGTCTTGCGGTGACGGTGGGAGCCTGCGTAAGGATCCAGCACCGGCAGATCTTCGGGCGGCACCTCGCGGGCGGTGCTTTCAGTGTCCACACGCACCTCACTCTCATCGTACAGAGCGCCAAAGGTGGACGGGAACGCTTCACGAAGGGCGTGCACCAGCGCCACCTTGCGGATCATGGTGGCCTTCTTGCCGCTCCAAAGGGATTTGCCGGTGTCATACTCGCTGAGCTTGACTTCCTCATAGCTGGCGCGGGTGCGGTCCTTGCGGTAGACCTTTGCCCAGCCGCCGAGAAGGGTCTCGCCGCCGTCTCCGTCATAGACGATGGAACCCTCACGGTTCAGCAGCTGGCCATCTGCGGTCATGACGATCACGCCGGCTTCAAAACCATCGTAGGCCGGGTGGCGCTCGGCCATCTGCAGATAGCAGTTCTTGCCCAACACGATGGTGCTGGCGGTGTCCTCGTTCTTGTTGTCGTAGTGGATCAGATAGGCTTCCTTGGTGAAGGGGTTCAGCTTGTACTGCTTGCAGGTCTCCAGAAAGATTTTGCATTCAGCGTCGGTAGCCTGCGGGCAGATAAAGCTGCGCACCTCGCCGAAGCTGACCGTAAAGTGCTGACCATCGGCAGCGGTGATCTCCACCGGCACGGATGGGGATGCGGCCTGCATAGCAGTGCTGCCTGCACGGTTGGCGTTCTGGGCGGAACGGTTTGCCAGAGCCTGTGCGTTGGAAACGGACGAAGTAGGCGCGGGTGCGCCGGGACGAGTAAATGCCATAAGTAAGTACCTCCAAAATTATTTGATAGAACCATAGCGGAAGCCGCGCTCTGCGGCTCCCTGCTTGAACCATGCGATGTCCTCGCGGGTGAACTCTACCCAGAAACGATACTGCTTGCGGGCAGGAGCTTCCGGCTGGGCAGGTACTGCAAAGCGCTGCAGCACTTCACAGTCCAGCCGACCGGAAGCGGTGATAAAGGCGTTGCTCTGGGCGCTCTGTTCAGCTTCCGCCTTGAGCTGACGTTCTTCCTCGGTGGGAGGGATGATCACCGGTGCGGCTGCGCGGGCACGTTCTGCGGCCTGCCTTTCTGCTTCTGCGCGGCGCAGCTTTTCCCGGTTGTCCTGCAGGCGCAGGTGTTCGGCAAGTGCGGCGTTCAGATCCAGCACACGAAGATATTCCAGCTTGCAGGCTTCAGCATCTTCGCCGCAGGTGTCCTGAATGATTTTCAACTCTTTCCGCCGTGTTTCAACATCCCGGCGCAGCTCCCGGCTGGCCTTTGCCAGATCATAGGTCTTGTTCAGCCACTGGGGCACAAGCAGGCGGTCAAAGGGGATAAGCTCCCGCAGTTCTCCGATGCAGTCGGCATAGACAGCCCGCAGGGCGTCGGACTTGTCCTGCCGTTCGGCTTCCTCCACAGCCTTGACCTGCTGGTCAATGGCACCGGAGACGGCCTTGCACCGGGTCTGCATCTGCTTGGTGCTCTGCAAGAACTCTTCCAGCGGCTTCATGTAAAAGGCCTTTGCACTGCGGGCGGCGTCACTGAGCTGCTTGTCCAGCTTGTTCACGGCGGCGCGGTCGGCCTTGGCATCCTTGATGGTGTCCGGGGTGTAGACGCGGCCAGTGTAGGTGGCCAGCATCTCGGTCAGATTCTGCTGCACCTCGGATTCGTTCCACCGGATCGCTGGCAGTTCCGGGTGCTCCACACGGACGGTCAATTCTTCTTGCATAAATATTCACCTCGCATACACAACATTCATATCGGCGTCAAACACCCTGTACAGCCGTTCGGGCTTTCTCTTTGCCAGTTCATCGGCAACCTCAATTGCATCCGAAGCAAACGGAAATTGCTGTTGCGAAACAAGCGCTGGCTGCTCTTGCTCCACATCGTAAATTCTCAAAAGTGCCACTTGTAAAACCTCCTGTTTTGTGTTATTTTTGTGGTGATGGGCGGCGAAACTCATCACTCTTTGGGCTTGTCCGTGTTGGCGCACGGGCAGGCTCTTCTTTTTTTGCGGCGTATCGGCGGCAGACTGTCTACCTCATCACGTCGGATACGCTCTTTCTCAAAAATGTACTTGCGAGCCGGATGCCTGCTGCGGAGCCCATGGATGACGGCGGACGCAAAGCTGTTTGCGCTTTTGTAACCCAGCCGCCTTGCACGCATCTTAGACGTACCGCTGGCAATCAGGTCTCCGGTCTTGGCATCGTAAACGGTGTACCACATGACATGGTAGAAAGTGTCAGGCATACGTGATCTCCCCGGACTCCTCTTGCAACATCTCCCGCACGTTGTCCATTTCTTCGGCGCACATCTCCCAAACGTTTGCCCGTGCGGAGTATCCGGCCCGGACAACAATGTCATCTGAGGTTTCGGCTTCTCGCCTGCAGCGTTCGGCGAGCCGCGTGTAGGATTTGACTTTGCCCTCAACGTACTCTTTAGCCGTCATCATGCTCCACGCTCCTGATTCTCCGGATATTCCGGGTTGCGGGCGTGGGTGCGGTTGATCTTACCGTACTTGCGCCGCTTTGCGGCTCTCTCCCTGTCCTCTGCGGCAAAACCCAGACGAGCCAGCAGAACAGCGGCCAAAATCAGCACCAGCGACACCGCAAACAGCGTGCCGGAGATGTATCCGGTGGTCTGCGCGGCACCCTCTGCGCCCATAGCTATTCCCATTCCAACGCCGCCAAAAATGACAGCCAGCCAGTAGTAAGTAGTGGATTTGAGTTTCATTCTTTTGGATCCTCCTTTGTGTAAACCTTTTCGAGCTTGTAAAAGTCCTTCACCCACGCCATAAATCCGGCGCGGGAGATCAGCGGGGCGGCGCTCTTGGTGTCAATAGACGGCACCGCCCATGCCGGGAAGCTGCCGGCCTGAATCATGCCGGTAAAGATCGGCTCGCTCACCGAAATGTTGTTATCACGCATGATCTGGCAGCACTCTGCAATTCCCATGCTCTTCTTCACTACCGCACTCCTCCTTTTTTTCTCTCAGCTGCCGCTTCATCTGGATGTGCTCCAACCGTTCTGGCTGCCTTGCATCCCAGCGCTGTTCGAGCCAGCGCTTGTTGTAGTGCTTCCTCACGGTTCAGCCTCCACAAACTCGCCATTTTTGAGGGTATAGTAAACGTTTTCTCTGATGGCAGAACCGTCCACGCGGGCCATTTTGGCACAGATCATGTGGCCGTAATCATCGTACTCAGTCAGCACCAGATAGCAGCCAAGTGCGCCGCACGCCTTACCGCAAACGCCGTTTACAACGGCAATGCTATCTTCGCCGTCTGCTTTTGCGCTGCAATAGGCCCCAGTGGCTGCCGCCGTGCTGTAATAGCCGCTAGAAAAAGGTTCTTTGCCCTTCACCCGATTAAAAACGGCATTCACCGTAGCTTTTACCAGCCCTGCAAAATTCAGCTCACCTTTTACCGTCAGCTCAGTGCAAGCCAGTTTGCTGTCCTCTTCGCTTTTATCCACGCTCCCGCCGCACTCGACCTCAAAAAAGCGCGGGCCATCCTTCAACGGGTAGTAGCGCAGCACATCAAACGGGTTCTCGCAGGCGTGCATTCCGGCATTGCAACAGTCCGCCTTGTCCTCATGGTAGGTCTTGCCCACCTCGTACTGCTTGCCACGGCACTGCATATTTTTGTTCATGGCCTTGTATGCAATGATCTTTTCACTCATGGGCGGTGTCTTCCTTTACCGTGCGGATGCTTCCAAACTCTGGATTGCTGAAAATCTGTAAGTCGTTCAAATCGTTCACTCCTTTTAATAAAATGTCTTTTCTTTGCTGTGCCGTCGCTGCGCCTGGCCCGTCCTTGCTATGCCATTGCTGCGCAACTCTCGGCATTTCTTCTCTCTTCCATGCCAATGCATCCGAAGCAAAACCTTGCCGCAGCGAATCGTTACGGTGCACCACTTTTCCTTCGCAAATCACATCAGCGCTTTTCTCTGCCATTCCTTTGCTCTGCCATTCGCGACGGCGCGGTACTATGCCATCGCTCCGCTACTCTCCGCTTTTCCTTCGCCTTGCCTGTCTGTGCTTCTCAGTGCCGCTGCGATGCGGTAGGTCGCAACACGCTGCCACTGCACAGCAGTTCACCTCATAGCCTTTGCCACGCCTCGAGCTGCATCGCCTTTGCTGAGCATCGCGACGCAAAGCCATCGCACGGCCAATCGAACTCAGCCTTGCCATTGCAAAGCCGTGCATCACACCGCCTCCGAGAATCAGGGCCGTCAATGCCATGCCCTTGCTCTCAGGCCTTCACCTCATAGGCAATGTAAGTAAACCGGCCCTTGCCGCTGTTGCGCCACTGGCCGATGCCGCGCAGGATGCCATAATCCAGCCACTCACGCACAACCTTTTCGTGGCTGTCGTCAAGAAGGATTACGTCAAACTCGCAGGTGCTGCCCGCCGGGATCTCCTCACTGTTGGCAAGGCTCACGCGCTCGCCCTGTGCGGTCTGTGCGCGGAGCGGGCGCTGGCAGTCGGCAATCTCTCCGTTTACCCGAATCGGAATCATGCGGGGCTGAACGAAGATCAGGCCGTCAATGACCTTCTTGTAAGCAGTCAGCTTGCCGCTTTCGTTCACGGCCTTCTTCTTGCCGGTCTCGGTCTTGCCGCCGATGCGGGAAAGCATACCGCAAGCATCCTTAAACATGCCTTTGATTTGGTAATCGTAAAAGATCGGATTGCCGTCCGGGTCACGCGGGAAAACGGTCATGCCCTTGTCAGCTACCGCATCAGGGCCAAGAGCCTCCACTTCATCCTCGATGGTTGCAGCATCCGGCGACTTGCTGGCGATGAACTCGCGGGCCACATTGGGATTTGCGGGCCAGGTGCCAAGCACCGGCTCAATAAACGTAGCTTTCACATGCAGTTTTTTCATAATAGTAACCTCCAAAATATATTGCTTACGCCACCCCGTCCTGGTTGTTCTGCTGGGCGGCAAGCTCCATCTGCTCCACGCTCTGCCTGCGCTCCACGCTGGGCAGCATTCCCACGGCCTTGAGCTGCTCATAAATGAACCGCTGACCCGCTTCCGTCCATACGGTGGTGTTCTTGGTGTCCCACTCGCCGGTGCTCTTGTGCTGGAACGGCGTGGATTTGCGGTTTTTGGTGTAGCCCTTGCCGCAATACTTTGCGTATAGCACCCACTGCCCGTCGCTGGTCTTGTACTGGATCTTCAGGCCGTGAAGGATGCTGTTGAGTTTCTCGGCGCTCAGGCCGTAATCCTTGGCAAGGCTGGTAGTGGTGCGGCAGTTCTTGCCCACGCACACCGCCCGGGCATACTCTGCATCCGGCTTCAGGTCGTTGTTCTCGGCCAGAAGCTGGCGGTTGGCGGCCTTGAGCTGGTCGTTCTGCTTCTGGGCGATCAGCACCGCACGGCGCATGACCGCTTCCGGGCTGTTCCACTGCGCCTCCACGGCCAAGAAATACTGCCGGGCCTGCTTGCCACGATCGTTGCGCTGGATCATGCACAGCTCTTTGGCCATTGGGATGGTGAGCTGGTGGTCAGTAGCAGGTCTACCGCCCTCTTTGGGTTTTTGGACAATTTTGTCCAAAACCTCTGCGTAGTCCTCTCCCTCAGTAAAACCATACTCCGTCATGCGGTTAAACCACTTGACATACGGAGTTTCGATGTTAAGGAAGTCGTGCAGTTCCCGGCCGCTCACAGTGGGGCGCTCCGGGTTGTCGTAGCTAATGGGGATGAGATTGCTTAATTCGCTCATGCCGTTTTGTCCTCCTTTTCCTTGATGATCTCGCTGACGGCAGTTTCCATCTTTTCCCGAATGCCGGGAGGGTTGCGCTTGCTGTTCAAAATCAGTGAACAGTAGCTTCTCGAAAATCCAAGATGCTTTGCTACGTCGTCTACTGTAATCTGGTTGCTGTGCATCCGGCCCACTAAACGGCCTGTCCACGGTTCGGGCTTAATCATGGCTTGTCACCCATTTCAGAAGCATCGCCACAATCCAGATCGCGGTGGCCACGCCGAAAGTGAACTGCCATCCGACAAAGTGACAAATGAGCCACCAAAGGCCAGATATAATTGCCCACGAAAAGCCAAAAGCAACGACAATGAGCGCAATCGATGCAAGCGCAAGCAAAAAGGTTTCAAAATCAGGCACTTGTATTCTCCTTTCCTTTTCCTTCCTCATCGTAGACCACAAGCTCGTTCAGTGTGACCTTGAAATACTTTGCGAGCTTGAGCAGCTGTGAAAGGCTGGGCCCGTAAATCGAGCGTTCCCACTTCCCAATTGCGCCGTTGCTCAGGCCTGCCGCCGCCTCCAGATCGGTGCGGCTCAGCCCGTGCAACTTGCAAAACTGGTCAATTTTTGATACATTCACTAGCAATTCTCCTTTCCGGGCTTGAAAATCACTAGAAAATATGCTACTATGTAGTTGCGAGGTACAAAGTGAATAAAATCTAGCGTCTGCCCGATATAATATTGTCAGGGGCTTTGGTTTTGTTTGCTCCTTACGCTCTCTATTATATAGCCCAATTTTCTAGTTGTCAATAGAAAATTAGGCTATTGGAGGAGTTTTTTATGCGTTCTTTGCCTGAGCTGGTAGAATTCATCCGTGTATCGTGCAAAAATCAAGGAAGCTCCATTACAAAAATGGAGAAAGATTTGAAATTTGCCAACGGAACAGTAGGAAAATGGGCTAATGGAAAGCGCTATCCGCCGAAAGATAAGCTACTGCTTGTGTCTGATTTTCTACGAATTTCTATTGAAGAGCTTATGGGCGAAGAGAAAAAAGAAAAGCCCAACACCTTAGATGGCATTGAGCTTGAAAAAATGTCACCAGCCCGCCGGGCGTTGCTGGAAGCGCTGGATGGCATGGATGACGAAAACATTATGAAAATTGTTCGGATTGCTCAGGCAGTTAAAAAGGAGCTTCCAGAGTGAGCGTACATCTTAATAGAAAAGAACTTGAACTGCTGAAAGCCCTCGATCGGGAGTATCCCGGTGGCGTTGAACGGACAAAAGAACTGTTCCAAGACGCTATGACGCTTGAAGAACTTGGCCTTGCGGATTCCGCATCGGTGAGCTATTGCAAGTCCGCGGTTTGGATCACGGAAAACGGCAGGCAGTATTTGCGAGAGAAAAATGCAAACCGGTTTTCTGGGCCGATGAAAATAGTCGGCGGTATTGTCACCTTGATTTTGATTCCGGTTCTGGTGAATCTGATTTCGGATTATGTATTACCAATACTTTTCAAATAAGAACCACTCAATCATCCATACGAAACGGTAAAAGATGTCCTCAACAAAAAAGCGACGGATTCGATGCTGTTTTTTGGGCTTGTACCATTTTCCGTCCTCGTCTTGCTTCAAAATGTTCAGTTTACAATACAGCATAAAACCTCCGAATGACTTCTTGAAGCTGGTTTTCGGATAACGAAAGAATCTCACTGATGGCAAGATGCACAAGCTTGTCGTGCGATTCTTTTTCTTCCATTGTATCACATTTTGCAAACATTGTGCTAGTTTCTTGCACTTTATTTTCCTCCTTTGGCAATTTCCTTGATAACATAGTTTTTCGGCAGCGGGTTAGCTGCCTATTTTTGTATGTGTGAGGTGGTTCCCGTGATATGGAATGTTGGATTTCGGAAAAATATCACGCGGGTTATCAATGCGGTCTTCAAGAAAAAAGATGATCCCGAAGCCCAAGAGCCGTTGCATTTTGAGCGCCCGAACGCTAAGTGGAGCAAATCACCAGAGCCCGTTGTTTTAATCGACCCTGACACCGGGGAAGAATTTGTGGATTTCCCAGAAGAAACAATACCAGAACGGATACGGAAGGTTTTGGACTCTTTTCTAGTGATAGAGAGGACTTCAGATATCGATATTCTATTTTCAAGATATGATATGATTCTTGATACGCTCGATGAGCTCAAGAAGTATGAGAGGATGGGGTTCAAATTTGATTTTAGCCCTACTGAGCTTTATAACATGATGGAGTTTTCTCTCGGTGACCTTTTTGAGGTTGTTGTCGAAAATTCTTATATCAAGCAGCTGGAAAAACTCCTGACTTTGAAAACTCAAAAGGGAAAAGCAAACTCTATTCAAAAGTGGAAAGATTCTTTTTCGAATGAACGAATTACAAATTCAATGATGGGCTGTGTGGTTTTGCGTTTTGACAAAATGCAGAATTTTATAAAATCAAAAGATGAGGTGTAATCATGACAAATACCTGTCCGGTCTGCGGCGGCAAGCTGGGTCTGCTGAACCGTGAGAAAAGCGCTGACGGCTTGATTTGCGCCAGTTGTAGCAACTTTTTCTTTTCAAAATTGGGCATCCGGGCAGCAAAGCAACCGACAGCTGCCCTTGCGGACTACTGGGCTACACTGGAACAGCGTCGGAAGGTGTTCAAAGAAACCGATTCCATCTATGATGGTGACGCACTCTTTGTGTCGATTGACAACCCAAACCGGCTGTTTTGCATTGGACACCGCAGTGGTGATAAAGGCCCTCGCCTGATCTACAGCTTTGATGAAGTCGCCGGTTATGAATCTGACGTGCCTGACGATCTGACGGTGACAGAGACAAAGGGCGGCATTGGCCGGGCCGTAATCGGTGCAACTGTTGCCGGTCCTGTGGGTGCAATCGTGGGCGCTGCCACTGCCAAAACAGAGACCCGCAAGGGTCGCAGTAAAGAGAGCGTATCTATTCACTTTGCGCTTCCACTGGGCGAAAGCAACTTGCCGACAACGGTTTATCCAGGCGGAATGACTGCGTTTCTCAAGAGTTGCAAAGGCTCTCCAGAACAGCCGTGGGGCACCGCTCCGGCTGCCCCCAGCTCCGCCGATGAACTTTTGAAGTTTAAGCAGCTACTGGATATGGGGGCCATCACGGAAGCGGAGTACAACGCAAAGAAAACTCAGTTGCTTGGCCTGTAAACCTGTTCACAACCATATTATAAAACAGCTGGTTGTTGACGTCAATCCCCATTCGAGCACTGTTTTTAGCGAAAAAATCCACAAAAAAATGCGTATTTGCAAGATGTGCTCGGCATGCACGAGAAATGTGCAAAAAATGCACGTTGCTATTCGCGGTTGCAAGGCTGCTGCAAATTTTGCAACAGGTCGGCGGCCAGCGCCCCGCCTTGCGTACCGGCTGCGTTACGCAAGGCTTGCACCTCCGGCAGGGCCTTATCTTGAATGTAAGCGCGAGCAAGGCGCTGCTGCTCCGGGGTCATATCCAAATAGCAGGCCAGAAGGGCACGGGCATGGGTGCGAAAGTGTGACAGCTTTTTCATAACTCATTCCTCCCAGGGCGCAGGGGTGCGTTCGGTGCCGGTCAGGATGCTGGCGGGCATTCCGTCGATGATGGTCGTTTCGGTTCCTTTACCGTTTCTTTGCTCAAAATCCATTTTGTTTTCCCCTTTCTTTTGTGCATATTTATGTCTTATGTTCCAAATTTTACCATGCGCCGTTGGAAAACAAAATACGGATATTTTTTGTCGAATGGCGCAGATTTTTTCTGCGCCATTTTCTGTTAAAACCACGTTGGTTTCATGGGGGTGAAAGTATGAGTTATTTTACGGCGACCCAGATCGGGAAAGCGCTTGCAAAGGCCCGGGTATCTGCCGGCCTGAGCCAAGTGGAGATCGCAAGACGCATCGAAAAGGGTGAGCGGACGGTGCAGAGCTGGGAAAAAGGCTGCACCAGCCCGGACAGCGACGAGATCATGGATTGGTGTACGGCCTGCGGGGCATCCCCCATCGCCGTGTTTATGGAGATGATCCACCCGGAGCTGTACGCGACACCCGATGACGGAAAGACCGACACAGAGCTGGACGCAAAGCTGTGCCGCTTTGTGGTAAACTTGCCACCGCTGACGAAACGACTGCTTCTTTTCGTGCTGAAGGGCAACCATGGCAGCAGCCCGTCCGCTGTGATTTCCGAGGTAGCCGCCAACCTGCACTGCCCACTCAACAACCGGGTCAGCGTGTGCGGAATCATCATCAACCAATACAACTTTGCCCAGAACATGGGATTAGACCCCTGCCCGGACGACCCACAGCCGCCAATAGACGATTTGAAGGTAAATTACAAGGCCGGGCGTGAAGCTTCGGAAAAAGGCGCGCAGGGTTACATCGGGCGAAAAAAGGAGTAAGCTATGAAGTGCATAAGACCATGTTGCCGGAAGGAGATCCCGGATGGTGCTTCTTTTTGTCCGTGGTGCGGGAAGAAACAGCCGGAAGCCGCCCCGCAGCAAAGAAAAAAGCGCCGCCGTCCAAAGGGCAGCGGCAGCGTGTATAAACTGAGTGGGACGCGGGCAAGACCGTATGTTGCACTCACAGCCCGCAGGGATGTTCTGGGCACGTTTGAAACGGCAGGCGAAGCAGTACAAGCGCTGGACGCTTACAACGCCCAGAACACCCCCGCTGCGCTTCTGAAATGCACCTTTGCAGATGCCTATACCCAATGGAAAGCTCAACCAAAGTTTCAAAAGCTCAGCACGGACATGCAAAAGGGGTACGAGCTGGCCTATGCTAAGGCTGCGCCGCTATACGACCGACAATTGCGGGACTTAAAAGCGGCAGATTATCAACAGGTCATTGACGCAATGGTGGAAAAGGGGCTCTCCCGCAGCTCCTGCGAAAAGCAGCGCACACTTTTTAGCCAGATCTGCGAGTGGGCAATGGCGCAGGACATCATAAACAAAAATTACGCTATGCTGCTGCAGCTCCCGGCGGCTACAGGAAAAGCAGAGCGCACCCTGACCGCCCAAGAGATCGAGCAGATCAGCAGCCGACAGAATGACCCGAAGTTTGGGCAGACGGCTCAAATCGCAATGGTGCTGCTTTATACCGGCATGCGCATCGATGAGCTGCTTTCCATGCGCTGCGACGATGTGCACCTGAAAGAGCGGTACATGCAGGGCGGCGAAAAGACAGAAGCAGGCAAGAATCGCATCATCCCTATCCTTGAGCCCATTTACAAGATTATTGCCTTTTGGATGCTGGACAGCGGGTGTGGATGGCTGATCCCATCCAAGTCCGGCACAAAGCTGGATAAGCGCAACGTGGCTACAAAGTTCCGGGCGTTGATGCAGGAATGCCATATAGAGGGCGTGCATCCACACACGTTGCGCCATACAGCCAGCAGCAAGATGGTGGAGTGTGGTCTGGAAAAGACCGCGGTGCAGGCAATCCTCGGGCACAAAAATTTCTCCACCACGGCCAACAAGTACGTGTCCCACAACGATCCAACCTATTTGTTGCAGGAAATGCAGAAGATGAAGTACTGATTTGTTAGATTGCTTGTTAGATTATTACGTTCATTCAGGAGATTTCAAGGTATTTCAAGCAAAAAGAAAAACGCACGAACGATTCATTTTCATCGTTCGTGCGTTTATTTTTGGAGCTGGTGACAGGAGTTGAACCTGCAACCCACTGATTACAAATCAAATTTATTTGGCGTTTTAACGTGAATAATCATCAATTTGTTGGCTTTCCGTTAGATTATGCATCCCGTGCCCTAACGTTGAAGCTCATGTAAAAATAGCACATTTTATGTCTTTTTACAAGTCGCTTATCTTCCGCATTACGAGCTCATACTCTTTCGGGTAAACCAGCTTTATTGCCTTCATGTGCTCGTCAAGCACCTGCATCAGACCTCCGAAAGGAACAGAGCTGGCAGCCGCCACAAAGTCGCTTTGCGGTTCCGCTGCTGTGGAGTACGCCGCCCGGTAATCCGTGGGCGGCAATGACTGGGTCTGCGTTTCAGGTGCCTGCTTTTCTTCCAGCTCGTCCCGCACAGTGCAGAGGGCGGCAAGCTTTTCCACGCTCTGCCAGTCCGTCGAACCGCATTTCAGCTTGTGAATATGGGTGTTGATCTCGTCAATGTCCATGCCTGCCGCCCCCTTTCTTATGCGTTGCGTAAGATGTCAGCTGCCCGCTTGTAGGCATCGCGCTCTGCGCCGGTGGCTTCCTGCATCATGTCCTCGATGTCAGAGATCATGCGCTCACGGCCATCCGTGCGGGAGTAGTGCCCGCGCACATAGTGACGGCCACGGTTGGCGTAGCTGTTGCCCCGGTTGTAACCGTTCCCGGCATCGTGGCCAAAAGTCCCGCGCATGTCAGCTTCCCACTCACCCGCACGGCTGTAATCGCCGCCCTCGCAGTAATCCTCAATGCGGTGGATGTCCAGAATGATGTCCACGATCTCGCCGATCATCTCAACATCGCCCGGGGAGCGGTTCTTTTTGTCCGTCAGCTCCATGAGCTCTTCGCACATCTCATCCTTCAGGTGATTCAGTTTATCCAGCATGACTTTATCTCCTTTCTTATGCTACCCGCTCAACGATCAGATTGCTGTTTGCAATGCTGACTGCCTGCGTACTGGTGTTTTTAACCGACACGGTCACGCAACAGCCACGCGGCACCTCGATGAAAGCAGCCACGAAAACGTTGAAGTAATTTTCGACTGCCGCCGGGGTAACAATGGCAGTCGCACTGGTCAGCGACTCACCGCCGACAGCCAGCGCCACGGAAACAGGTCCCACAGTGCCGCCGGTTGGAATGGCGATATTGCCGCCAAAGCTTACCTTGAAGCAGGCCCTGCACTGCCCGCTGGTCAGGCCGCGCAAGGTCACAAGGCCGCTGCCCTCACGGTGCACAATGCACGCAGGCGCTTTCACTGCGGTCTCGGTCAGGGGAAGGTTTTCACCCGCTGCCACGCTGACGGTGTTAGAATTGCTAAATTCAGCCATTATCCAAAACCTCCTTTTCTGCACAAACAGGCGCATTTACTGCATAAACGGTTTTTAAGATATCCATCCAAGAATTGGATGGATCTGCTTTTTCCGTATCAAGCAGGGTTTTCAAAATGAAAACATAGTTGTTCAATTCCATTATGCTCATTTTGTTCTTATCCATGCTGTACAGATAATCTACAAACTGCTGTTTCAGCTCTGCTACGGTCATTCAAATGCTCCTTTCATAGAAAAACGCCGGGACTTTTGCCCCGGCGCTCTGGTTTGCAAAATCAGCTCAGGGGCTGAACATTTCCCATTTTGGAAAAAGTTGCCGTGATTCGGTTATGCGCAACCGTTGCAGCCGCAACCGGTGCCGCAGTTACCGTACTGGTAGGGTGCGGGTACCTGGAATGCGGGCACAGGGCGGGGGTTGTAGTAGGCCAGCTGACCGCTCATGTAGGCCTTGAGTGTTTCGTTCTGGGCTGCCTGAGATGCCGCAAGCTGTGCTGCGAACAGCTGCTGACCCTGCTCAGCGATCTTTGCGTCCTTTGCCTCGATGCGCTGTGCGGTCAGGGCGTCAAGGATGGCGCGGGCGTTCTGGTTCTGGTTGTCGATGATGTCCCGGGTGGTGTTCTGCACCGTGTTCCGGGTCTCGCAGGACTGGGTGGCCAAATTGTAGTTGACGCCCTGAATGGCAGAGCGGTTCTCGCAGCAGCACTCCTGCTGCTGCATCTGCATGGCAAACAGCTGCTGCATGAACGCCGCCTGCTGGTTTGCGCGGCTGATCTCTGCGGACATAAAGCCGTTGTTCACGGTCTGCTGCACGCCGTTGACAAGCTGAGCCTGCTGGTAGAAGCCATCACACATGCCGTTGTTGATACCATCCATCTTGCGCTCGATGTTGGCAAAATCGGAGGTCAGGACGTAGCCGTCAACGACACCGGCACCGGTGTTGCCATTGCCGCCCCAGTTGCCGCCCCAGCCGCCGCAGAAGGCGAACAGGAACAGGATGATGATCCACCATGCGCCATCATTGCCAAAGCCAAAGCCGTTGCCGCCGTTGGTGTTTGCGGGCTGAACAGGCATGGTCAGAACCGCAGAATCGGAAGAAAGAGACATTTTTGTACTCCTTTCGTGTGTTTTGAATGATTTTTATGCTTGAACCGTGGCCACGGTTACGGCTTAATGGAGGAACTGCTGAAACTGCTGCGCCATCGCCTGCAGCTGGTTCAGCTGGTTTTGTGACATTTTGCCGGATTGCAGCAGCTTTTGCACCTCTGCTTTCGGGTCGCCTTGAAAGTTTGCACGGAACTGCTGGAACTGCTGCATCATCTGCCCGAACTGACCCATAGGGTTTGGCATGGCGGGCATACCGCCGCCCAGTGCGTTAAAAAGAGGGTTTGCCATACTTATTTGACCTCCGTTTCAGGTTTTGCAGGCTCTTGCTTCTCGAGCGCCGCACAGCGGGCTGCCAGAGCGTCAAACTCTGCTCGGGTGACAAACTCCCCGCCGGGCTGCTGCGCCGTCTGAGGGGGCATTTTTGTCGCCGTGGTGCGTTCCTTGTAGTCAAAGACGCGGAGAGGCAGCGGCATCCCGCTGGTGTCGGTGCTCTTGATGTAAAAAGCGCTGTTTTCGCTGTCCATCAGCAGTACGCTGTTGCCTGCGGCGACCATATAGGCTTTTGCGCCCTCTTCTCCCTGCACCCAGATGATGGAGGGCGTAGCCTGTGCTGTCTGTGCTGTCGGCTGCTGCATCATGGGAGACTGATAGCCCACTCCCTGCCTGAGTTGAGCGAGGTTGTCCGGCATTGGCTGGCCGTAGTATGTCGGCATCTGATACGCATACGGATTGTAAGGCATCGTTTACTCCTCCTTATACCAGTAGTAAATCGGGCATTCTGCGCCGCTGTCCCAGCTGTCCCACCACGCACCGTCGATCACGGTCAGGACGTGGCCGGAGCAGCCCAACACATACACGCCGCGCGGGTACTCCCGGGCAAAATCTGCCACGGTGTAACAGGTTGTGCAGTCTGCTTCCACCATGCGGCGCTTGTAACCCTGTTTTTGGAGGTACGCGCCCCATGTGCGGTTGGCACTGGGCATATCGCCGAGGGCGTAGCCGGTGAGCGCCAGCGCAATATACGCCTGCTCCCAGCTCTGACCGGTGGCCGCAGCTACCGCCCGCACTACGCAGTCCCCGACGCTGCTCCCGCGCGGGTTTGGGTTAAACCTGTGCCACATGGCACCCCCTCCCTTTGCACCCATAGTACCTTTTCTGAAAAATCTGTGCGTTAAACGAACGTCAAACGAAGGACAAAAAAAGAAAAGCGCCCACACAGCACAGGGCCGTATGAGCGCTCAAGTATTTGCACGCAACGCGTATAAAATTTTCAAAAAAGTCTTGACAATTACACGCAATGCGTGTATAATAAAGACAGTGAAAGACACCACACAATGGAGGTAACAATTATGAAAAAACTCACTGCTGACGAGTTCGCAACCAAGGTTATGGCCACCGGTACCGAGCTTGAGGTCGATGAGCTTCGCACCCAGTCCCTGCGGAAGTACGATCGAGAATGGTCCGAAGAAGAGATCCCGGACGATGAGCAAGCCGTCGTGCTTGACATCTACGCCCACATCAACGTGCACGATGGGGATGTCAAGACTGAAGATCTGAGTGCATCCGATTATATGCTGACCGCGGAAATGCAGCTGACGCAGCAGCAGGCGGATGCCCTGTACAATGGCGACCCGGAGATCGAGCAGATCGAGCGCCAGATCATCATGGAGGAAATTTATCCGCAATACGAAGCTTTCTTGGAAAGCATGCAGTAAACAAAAAAGTCCCCCAGACGGCGCGCGAACACCGACTAGGGGACTTTAGTGAAAGACACCTCACACGGAGGTATCTATACTATACAACAACACATATCAAAAATCCATAGGAGGCCGATTATGTACACAGCTGAACTTTTTTCAATGGCAAACGATCCAAAGGCGGTAAAAGAGGTGTTCTTAAATAACGTCACCCTCAGCATCCCGGAAGATGCCGCCGGGTGCATAGATCTGGACGCTGAAAAACGGCGCCTTGCCCAGATCTGGGATGTTGCGCACATGACCATGAAAGAAATCGTTGACGCTTCCGGCTTGTCGCAGACCGCTTTTGCAAAGCAGGCGGGCGTCCCGCGGCGCACTGTGCAGGACTGGTGCGGTGAAAAGCGTGCGTGCCCGGCGTATGTCAGATTCCTGTTGGCCGAGCACTATAAGTTGCTGTAAAACAAAAAAAATCCCCCACTTTGCCTATAAAGTACCCCGCGTGGAACGCAGGGCTTCGACAAAGCAGGGACTCCTCTACCGCGCCTTAACTGTGATTGTAGTGTGGGCTGTGGTATAATAAGGGATGAAAGCCCTTAAAGAAAGAAGGATTATTATGGATGCAAGAATGATTAGTTTTTGGGGTTGCGAAACTAACCCATACGCAAATCCCGATACGGCGAATAACGGCGGTGGATACGCTCAACCGTCCGGGGGCATCCTTGTTGCCCTCGAAAACGGTGAGTATCTCACCGTCACTGTGGACGATATGTCCTGCGGCGATTTTGGCAGTAGGATCGGTTGGGCTATCGACAGCACAGACAGTCGTAGATGGGGCGGCTGTTATGGCACCATGGACGATGCCATGGTGGACAATGACTGGACAGCCGAGTCTCTGGACTCAGTGTCTGGCGTGTACGGTATCGATGCCCGTGCAATGCTGTCGGATGCGATTTTGGCTGTGCATATTGCCGCATAAAGAAACCCCCGATGCTCCAAACGGAACACCGGGGGTTTTGTGCTGCCAAAACGGCAAAGTATAAAATCAAGAGCGGAACCGTGCAAAAAGAAAAGCGGCAGACCCGAAAGCCTGCCGCTTCAACGCGCTTCACAAGAAAACGCGCCCAATTAAAAGTATAGTATCACATATTCAGTATTTTGTCAATAATTTTCAGTCTATTGCCGATTGATGTCCGACAATACGGCACACGCGCTGCAATATCAACTTGGCATAGCTGGTCAACGTACCGCAACCGGGCGATTTTCCGGTCATACCTCCCAAGCGGCGCACGTTTTATCACAGCTTTTATCTGTTCTGTATTAAGCCCTTGCAACGCTGGCGGAAAGACTATGCGAGCCGCCGCCACGGGCAGAACCGAGCCAAAAAGGCTGCGGCAACTGCCCGGCGTTGCGAACCATACTGCCAATGACGGCGAACCGGTGACAAAACGTCACCATTTTGACAGCGTCGGCAAAATGGTATGTTTTCGTGAGGCCACGAAAACGTGCGCAGACCATTTTCGTGATGCCACGAAATTGCTCTTGTGCGGCGTACATTTTGTTGGTGTCAACAAAATGCTCGTATGTAGTGCTGGTCATGGTGTTACTCCTTGTTATCCAAAACGATTACTGCGTACACGCGGAGGCTTTCCAACTTTTTAATAACGGCATTATAAGTTGCTTCCGTTGCGATGTGTGCGATGCGCTCCAGCTCGTTGTTCTCTTTTGATGCAGCGATAATTTCATCCGCAGATACGTGTTTCATGGATTCAATCAAATCGAGCAAATCTTCGACATTTACTGCGTTCATATCATCGCTCCTTGCTTAGTGCCGCTTTCATGTAGCTCATAAATTACCCCTTGTTGATGGTAGGCTTCTTTTCTGCAAGTGCCTTTTTCATCATGCTGACGGCTTTTTCGATCACGCTGTCCAGCACTTCATCGGTGATAAAAGGCTTCAGCCAGTCCGGCAGTGCGCCGCGCAGTGCGGCAAAGACCTGTGCCTTTTTCTTTGCGCCCTGACCGCTGCCCATGATGCTGTCCTCAGCGATGGTCACGAGCTCCAGCGCCCAGTCCTTGACGTACTGCTTGTAACCCAGCCGGATAGCGCCAACAGCCAGCGCGGCAAAGCCAATGAACATCAGTACCAGTGCGATGGGTGCGGGGATAAAATTAAACATTGCTTCCATGATTTGTTACTCCTTTCAGCAGGTAGTTGTTGATATCGGATTTGCTTTTTTGCATACCTTCGCGGTTGTTGCCGGACAGCTGCGAATCCAAAAGATTTTGCACGCCAACAAGGACGAGACGCATCTCTTCATCGAGGCCGTCAAAGCGGCGCAGGTCTCTTGCAAGGGCCTGTGCGTGCTGAAGCTGTCCCTGTTCCAGCACGCCAAGTCTTTTTTCGAGCGTATCCATTCGCTTGTTCTGCGCATCGTCGGGGGCCTGTGCCTTTTTGATGTACTTGTGGATGATGTCCAGCACCTTGTCGATCGTGATGGTAGCAGCGCACAGGCTGCCCAGGATGCCCAGCACCCACAGTAAAGCTTCTTTTTCGGTCATTTACCCTCCCGGAGACGGGTCAGACCCTTCTTGCTGATGATACCCGCATAGTTCTTGTATGCGTGGGACATGTCCACGTTGGTGGTCACACCGGGTACACGGGCCTTGCTGGTATACTGCCACATGCCAAAGGGCCAGCCGGGAGCGGGCTTCTTCGTCCGGTAGGCAGCCAGCCACACGTCGTATGGCTTCAGGGCTGCGCCGCCCATGTACAGGAAGGTGCTGCCGAACCACAGGCCGGTGTAAAGCAGAGCGTACACGCCCCAGCTTTCCACCGTGCTCAGCATGTAGGCCGTCAGGTCGGTCAGCGCGGCCTTGCCAAGCAGCTTCTGCACCTCGTCCTCAATGTCCACCGCCACAGGCAGCTCAAAGCTCCTGCCGGTGATCAGATTCTTGAAGTACGCCAGCTCCTTGTCGGCCTGCTCCCGGTTGACTGCCTTGAAATAGCCATACACGCCGCAGGGGATGCCCAGCCGCTTGCACTCGGAATAGTTGCGAGCAAACTGCGGGTCGGTGTAGGGGGCACTGGGCCTGCCCGATGCGCTGTTGCCCATGGCGCGAATCATCACGCCGTCCACCTTGCCGCTTGCCTTGACCTTCTCCCAGTTGATCGTGCCCTGATGCCGGGATACATCCATGATTTCAGCCATAGCGTCCTCCTTACTGCGTGATTTCCTCAAAGCCGCTCTTGATAAGAATCGCCTTGACTTTCTCCTTCAGCAGGCGGGGGCAACGCTCATACAGAGCCTTTGCATCCTCCATAGTCTCAGCAGACATAATCTCCTGTGCCCACAACATTGCCATCATAAATACCATCCTTTCGATTTTTTGTGTGATTTTATGCATAAACAATCTCGCTCATTTCAAGCAAGCACTGTTTCAACATCTCGTTTTCTTTTTGCAATGCTGCCACCGTGTCCGGCAGCTTCTTCCAGGCTTCGGCCTTTTTGCGCTCTTCTTCCTGCGCGGCCAATTCTTCTTCCGTATAGCGGATGTATCTCTGCACCGGCACCTGTTCGGTCCATGCGGCCTGCGCAGGCACGCCCGGCACGTCGATGATCTTCTGCACGTCCTTGCCACCGTTCGGATACTCGGTCACGGTCTCCCAGTGCCACTGCTCCTCCACGCCCTCTACGGCGGGGTGGGTGACTTCTTCGGTGTCGTCGGTCAGGTAGCCCAGCGTCAGGTCGGGGTTTTCCACGACCGCGCCGGTCTCGTCAATGATCTTCATTGTGTCACCTCCATGGGGGTCACATATTTGCCGATTCGCGAGTAAGATACTTTTCCGTCAGGACTTTCAGCCGACAGCATCCACTGTCCGCCGGTCTTGCCGGAGTCACGGCGGTTTACTTTTACGCATCCATTTTCGTCCAGCTGCATCGGGGGCACAAAGCTACCGTCGCTGCGCCGCAGGTGGAGTCTGATTTTGCAGGTTTTCCACTCTTCCGGGATGGCAAAGTGCAGACTGGTCGGGTGACCCTCACTGCCAAACTGCAATGTTGCCACAGTGTCAAATGTCACAGGGATCATCGCTCAAAACCTCCTTTCTCATGCCACGCGCTTCCAGATGTGCACATAGTATGCGGCGGGCTGCACGGTATAGCTGCGGCCGTAGATAGGATTCGAGAGGGAAGCATCAAATTGAATATTATATTGGCTTCCAGAATGTCCAGTGTAACCGCTATAACTAGCGCTCTTTTCACTAAAAGCCAGAGAACCCTTAGCGGAAAGTACGTTAGCATCACCACTAAAGGGAGACCCGCCTACGTCTGTTGATTTTGTTGTAAAGCTGCCTGTGATGTTCGGCAGTCCGGCCTCCACGGTAGTGCCCGCTGCGTGGGCGTAGGACGCACCCATCAGCACCCGGTTCTGCGCGATCTCCTGCCATGTACCTCCAAACAGTGCGGCGGGGCTGGTGCTACTGACTGTTTGAAAAATACTGCCCACGGGGTAGGCTGCCAAAGCACTGTCCGCAGAAAGCACGCCGTCCGCATCGACCGT